TAAAAACACTTGGTCTGACCCGAGCCACAAGGGTAATTGCGTACTCGATAAGGCTACTTTTTTCTCCTTTAAGCCCCTTTCTTTTTCCAGCCATTGAGAAGTCGACGCAAGGCGAACCGAAAGTGATAATG